TTTAGTTGTTAGTAAAGCTGAAGGAGTATTAAACATCATTAACTCTATAATAATATTACCAGTTTCACAACTTCTATAGTCTCCTTTTATTTCTATTGTTTTATTTGTTTCAGGAATAAACAAATCATAATCTTTAAACTTACCATCTATTAAAACGGAGCAAGGATATTTTTCCCTACAAATATCTAGTATCTTTTCTTCTATTTTTCTCCCACGTTGTAAATCTTTTTTAAAATTTTCTGAACTATTAATGTGTCTCACTCCAATTACCTCCTACTTTAAATTCGCCATCCATCGGACAACGTAGATCAAAATGTTCACCTGCTTCTATGATAGATTCAACAGCCATTTGTCCTACCTTGTTTGCTCTACAAGATAAGACTTCTATCTGCCATTCATCGTGAATGTTTGCGACAAACTTATGTGGTGTTCCACTAAGCTTAAGCCTACTAGATAAAATACATAAAGCTTTCTTCATAAGAATAGCACCGGCCCCTTGAAGCAATGTGTTCAAAGCTGAGTGTTTGTTTCTTATGTACAACTTCCTACCATCTAATCCTTTGAGGAAATTTTTTGAAGCTGCTCTGTCAACTCGTTCCTTAAGAGACTTGTATGTTGGGAGACTACTAAGAAAGCGTTCTCGCAACTTCTTACCGTCTGCTCTGCTTCCTTTAATGATGCTTCCAATCTTTTCATCTCCTGCTCCGTAAACGAGTGCGTAGATGAAAGTTTTAGCCTGATCTCTTGATTTAAGTCCAGCAAAGTTTTGGTTAGTCGTGTGAATGTCTCCATTAATAATCTCATTTATATACTCCTCATCATTCATATAATGTGCTAACATACGTAGCTCTAATCCACTTGCATCTACACCTACAAGGCTATGTCCTTCTGGTACAGTCCAACAGGCTCGACATTCTTTGCCATAAGGACTGTGAACAGATGGAACCTGTGCAACGTTGGGGTTTCTGTGTGTCATTCTTCCGGTAATAGTACCATTAGGAATAACAAATCCATGTATTCTACCATCATCCTTAACAGCTTCTACCCACGAATCAATTTGAGCTATACGCTTTTGCAGTAATAAAAAATCTGCTATAAGTTTTGCTTCGTGTATGTGAGTTATCTTGGATAATGTTTTCTCATCTACAATAGGTTGACCGGTAGGTGTAAATCTATCTGGCTTCCAACCAAAGTCTATAAGATATTCTCCAATCTGTTTACGAGAACCAAGATTAAACTCTTGTAAAGTTTGTCTCATAAAAGGATTGAAGTTGTTGGTATCTAAACAACGTTGATACTCATCATCAGTTAGTCCACGATTAGATAGATTACCATCTTTCTTTATGTAAGGTATAACTTCTTTTGTGTCTACCCATTTAGGTTTAAAAGTTTCGTGTACCTCTGATTCAATCAGTTGTTTCTTTTCTCTTAGCTCTGCTAATAAACTTAGTGCTGATGCCATATCAAAAGCAAAACCATCTTGTTCTTGCTGTTTCATAATCTTAGCAATGCCTTGTTCAATCTCAATTGATTGCGGTGAGAAACCTTTTGATTCTTTACGAAGTTCTTGTAGTACCCTAGTGTTTAACTGTACATCCCGTACACAATAGTTTAACATATCAGTAGAGTAGTTAAGATAATCTTCAAACTCAATCTTTGGATAGCCTAACTTGTAACCCCAAGTCTCAAGGCTGTGACCACCATCACGTGTTGGATTAAACAGTCTGGATAAAACTAAAGTATCAATGATATCTTTATCACTGAGATTAACTCCTCCAAACTTTTCTACCATTGGTATATCAAATCCAATAATGTTGTGACCAATCAGCCTATCTGCTGTGGTAAGAAACTGATACCCTTCTTCTAACTTATTGGGTGGGAACTTAAATATCTCACCTGAGTCAGGATTCTGGGCAACGATACACCATACTTTTGTGGCATGGATATCATCAGTCTCTATATCAAATACTAAATCCATTAGAATCCCTCTTCACCAGAGTTATCAAACTCTATGTCTTCGTTAGTTAGTTCAGATAGTCTACCTGTTTCTGAATCATATATCACCCTAGCTGCCATCCCTACATCACCTGTGTATCTTGATTTAAGTACACGTAGTCTTGTAGTCCTAGCTTCATCAGGGTCTTCTGATTGTTGATTACGTTCCAATGCAATAACACAATCGGATAGTTGTCCAATACTGTTAGAGCCACGTAGATGAGAGAGACTTACTTCAATTCCATTCTCGTGTCCTTTGTTACCATCGACACGTCTAAGATGTGATACAAGAATAATCCCTGCACCTGTCTCTTCAACTAAACTTCTAAGCCTAGTCATAATCGTATCAATAGCTCGTCTCTCATCACCCTCGTGAACAGCACTGACTAGCATGTGCAAGTGATCTACTACCACCCACTTACAGTCGCAACCAATAATCATAAAGCGAAGCTTGGTAAAGATATCATCAATGTCGTTGGTACCAAAGTGTGAGTGAACCCATACTCTGTTTTTATTCTCACCATCGTACAAGATGTCAAACATCTTATCAAGTTCCTCTTTAGAAAACTTCTCACGTTCTTGGTCAATGTATAACCTAGCGTTAGCTTCAATAGAAAGTATACCATCAATGGTACGTCTCCAATCTTCTTCTAATGCTATGATACCTACGTTGTCTTGTGTTTGTTTCACAAGCCAATGCTCTAGTTCTCTGGTTACACTAGACTTACCAAGTCCTGTCCCACCTGTAAGAGTTACAAGCTCACCTTGTCTCAAGCCATACAGCTTTTTGTTGAGTCCTTCATAAGGATAAGGTATGCTTTGTTTCTTCTCACGATTGTGAAACTTCTCACGTTGCTCTGTAACATTGATAACACCGGATGGTGTATAAACTTTAGCAGACCACCAAGCTTCAACGAAGTCCTTATGTCTGTTAGACTTAAGCATATCGTTAGGGTCTTTAAACCCATTGGGAAGTGTGAGTATCCTAGCCTTTCCGGGCTTGAAAAGTCTTGCAACTTTTACTGCTGCATCCTTTCCTGCTTTATCATTATCAAAAGCAACGATCACGTTTTCAAAGTTATCAAAGAACTCCAAGCTTTCCTTGATATCTCTTACTGCACCTTGTGCTCCACGCTTGATGGATACCACAGCCCACTTACTACCAAGTAGTTCGTAAGCTGCCATAGCATCACACTCCCCTTCGGTTATGGTGACGTACTTGCCACCCTTAAACAATTGCTGACCAAACAATCCGGTGTCATTGTAACTACCTTGTACAAAGAAATCTTTAGTAACAGAATTTCTGCACTTGGTAGCTGATAGTTCATGTCCATTGTAGTATGGATAGAAATGTTTAATGACCTGACCCTTAAGGTCTTGAACAGCTTTAACCCCAAACTTCTGTGCAGTTGCTTGAGATATTTTTCTGTCAGTCAATGCAATGAAGTTGCCTTCAATCACATTGTCAGGTTGTTTAGGTTGAATTGTTTCTGTTTGTGTCATAGTTTTTCCGTTACATGCTTGTTCATAATTAGGCATAAATTCTCCACAACTAAAACACTTTGCCGAACCATCTTCATTGATTCCTACAGCATCACTGCTTGGACAAAGTGGGCATGGTTGTTTCAACTTATCCCAAGTTTTCTCATTCATGTTAGCCCTCCTCATAGACTATGTTTCTTTTGTTACTTTAGATTCATCCTCGATAGTTTCTGGGTCATCGCCAACGAACTGCCCTTTATCATTTCTGGCACGTTCTGTTTCAACGATTGCTTCGTCTCTATCTTTGAGCAACTCTTCTAAGTTGGCTCGATGTGTACGACTTGCAAAGTCTAAAGCTTCTATGATAACTTGTAAGTTACCAACTTTCTGTACTATAACAGTAGCTTCTTGCTTTACTTTATCATCGTTGATGTTATTAACATCATATGAAGTTGTCCCATCATCGTTATTTATTGTGATAATCATAATTAAAATTCCTCGTTATCTGATTCACCTTCGACATACTCTACCAAGTTCTCAACCTTTACAGCCATAAGTTCAGCGAACTGACCATAATCATTCTTGTAAGGTTTGATCTTGACAACAACTTCTGAACCATTACCTACGCTAACATCTAGATCAGCACCATCATTGTCAACAAGTTTAGGTGCAGTGTTTGCAGTACCATCATTTCTTGTGGCTCTCTTACTGAAAGTAAATGCCGGTTCATCATACTTAGGCTGTCCTGATCTGTCTCTAACTTGATTAAGACCTATGCTTTCAAGTTTAGATGCAGTCTCAGGGTCTGTAAGAACAGTCAACCCATACTTGTGAGGTTGGAACCTCGTGTTTGGCGATGTGATGTTTGCCCACATTGCCTTACCTTTTACATACTCATACATATTATTTCCTCCATCGGTTTGTATTAAGTGCACACATTATATCATACTTTTGTATGAAAGTAAAGTGTTTGGTTAAAAAAGTTAAGCCGGTTTTAGTGTGGCACAAGACCGGAAACTTGTAAATATTATAAGTTAAATAAAGGAGGGCAAAACTTCTTATAATATACCTTCGTATTAATCCCTAATAGCAGTGAGTATCTCTTCCCAAAATGTTAATGCAGTATCGTTAAGTCTTACCTTAAAGGTATCGTCTAACTTCTCCACCACATGCCCTACATTTGGATAGTGTTCCGTCATATACAATCCAAACTTCCTATACTCATCACGAGTAAGTATCTCTGTATTGTATTGATCTCTTTCTGCTAAGTAGTTCATCTTAATAAGCTTGTATTATAACACAAGTTACTATAAAAAGCAACCCCTAAATGTTAATTGTAAACGGTAATGTACAGCCTGTAATAGTTATAGGATTATCAAACTCTAAATCCATTACATAATTAAGTGTAGCTTGTTTAACTTTGTTAGGTATCTTACCATCGTATTGAACATTAACAACATTACCATTAAACAAATCGTATATTACTGTAAACTTTAATGTTCTTTTAATTATAAGGTTTTCAATGTAATCTCCATAAGGTTTAGCTGACTTAACCTTTGGACATACAACAGGTTCTGGCTCTGGCTCTGGCTCTGGTATTATCTCTGGCTGTCCTAATACTTGTGTACCTGTAAGAACACCTAGTCCGGCATTGACACCTAGCTCTTCAGTAGGTTCTGGCTCTACAATCTCTGGCTCAATTACTGACTGTGTATTTAAGCGTTCATCTAGATCATTTAAGATACGATAAATTTCTTCGTTAGTTTCTTCCATGTTATCTAATCTATTGGATAACTCAACCAAAGAATTACGATAGCTTTCTCTGGTAGACTGTATCAAGTCTGCA